CGATGGAAACTCATCGTGGACAATGTCATCAAAAACCCAGAATTCTATTCGTGTATAAGTTCTTTGAATAGAAAAACCTTCTCTATAAAATAATGAAGTCCAAGGCTTTCATTTTACGCCAAATTGGAGATCTTCTCGCTAAAAATCGAGGATTCTGTGATGAAGAGGTTCAACTCTGGATGCAGGAAAATGACGAAAAAACGGTATACGAACTCTTGGTTATTAAAAAAGAACTTTCTGAAAAGAAAGAGTTTCAGGATATTTCAGTGATGAAATGGTTTAGAGATGACGATTCATAAACATATATGTTTAAGAGTTGGTGTGTAACACAAAAAATTAATAATGCTACCAATCTATCACATGTGCTCATGGACGGAGGTGTCCTTTCCGTGCCTTTTGATAAATTGAATGACTTTTACGATAAATATATCGAAACGATTACGACGGGTGAGAAACTCTTTGTTGTCGAACAAAAGACGCCCGTCTATAACTTTTTCATCGATATCGATTACAAAGATGAAGAATCCCTTTCGGTCGACGAAATTAAGTCCATCTGCAAAATCATTTGTGACAAGGTGAAACGACATGGTGGTAAGAAGTGTCTTATTTCTGCATCGCCTCCGAAGAAGTGTGGCACACTCACGAAGACTGGTGTACACTTAAATTGGCCCGGTTTTGTGGTGGATCAGGCGTCCGCGATCGCTCTTCGTGAACACGTTCTCATCGCTCTCTCGGCGGCGAAACGTTCAGTCGACTGGAACGATATCATAGACTCGGCAGTATACGGTGACCTCAGAAGAAAAACAAAAGGAAGTGGCTTTCGTATGCCGTGGTCCTATAAAAAGGCGAAACACGAGCCGTGTAACGGTGAAGGTTGTGCTCAATGTGAAAATGGAAAAATGAATCAACTTGCATACCTCCCTGTATTCATGTATACACCAGAACCATTGAGTACGATCATACGTGTTAATCAGAAACCAAGTGTTGAATTATTGAAAATGTCTGCCGTTCGAACGGATGCTCCCCAGAATGCCTTCATACAACCACCATCGGTACCTATTCGCGAAGGATCATTTACCGATGAAGAAACGAAAGATGAACTTCAAGACGAAGAACTCAAATCTATGATCGAAATGTTTGTCAGAAAGAATCTTGAAGGACAGTCGGATGCATATATCACAAAACTTTTTAAACATAAGAACACATTCCTCGCTGCTACAAATTCGAATTACTGTGAAAATCTAAAACGGAATCACAATTCTAATCACGTTTGGTTCATAATCAGCGGAAAGTTGATTCTTCAGAAGTGTTTCTGTAGGTGTGAAACACTGCGTGGTCGTAGAGATGGTTTCTGTAAAGACTTTTGTGGTCGACGACACGAACTTTCACGGGATATCATAGACAGATTATATCCAAAAAGGGAGGAACTTCAAAAGTGCCCGGAAATTAAAAAGTTTGTGGAAAAACCACAAATTAAACAGGGGGAGGCGAAACCACTCATTGAAACATTCATTAATAAATTTATGCATGGTCAAGAGAACACTTCTGTTGTAAATATCAGGCGAGATAAGGCTAGTCATATCGTTCTCACAACTTCTTCGTATTGTGAATCCATACGTGATACTCACTCTGATTTAGTAATGTCGTATGTCATCAAGGGAAATAAAATAACGCAACAGTGTCCGCTTTGTAAAGGGAAAAAGAATAAGGCGAGAACACATACACTAGTGGATCCTCGCCTCGTAAAACTACTTAAACAATAATACGTATTATTACTAAATGGTCGTTGCGACTCGTACACGCTCCGGAAGACAGATAAAGAAACCCGTATTGTTTCAACCAACAGAGACTGTTCTTGAAGACGATTATGCCACTGATGAACACGATACAGACATCGATTCCGATATTGACACGGAGGACGAAGAGGAATATTCTTCGGAGGATGAAGAAGAAGATGCGGATGAAAATGGTAACCTTAAAGATTTTGTAGTCGATGACGAGAGTGAAAGTGAGGAATAATACACTTAAAAAAAAGGGACTTTATATTAGAAAATGGAAACGGATATTGGTAATCCCATTGAATATAGTCCTATGCTTGAGAATGTTCCAGAGGAGAAAGATGAAAGTAATGATAAGCCTCCAGAAGAAGAGTATTATTTTCATCCGTCGCCACCTCCGCCACAGTACCACCAAGAGAATGAGGGATTTGATCTATTCAAAAACGTAGAAAAATCTACGTGGATCATCGCATTCGCAGTTTTTCTACTTGGATTTTTTATGGGGAAAACCATGCAACCAGTTATTCTCAGGTACGCCTGAAAATGGTACAAACGTTCCTATATTTCCAACTTTTGGTGGAATAAAATGATTAATAAATGGATCCCTATACGTATCTTCGATAAAACCAGCAGTTGTACTCGCTTCTGGCTTTTTACGAACCTTTTTCTTTTTCTTTTTTTTGCTCCCCTCCATAAAGAACAAAATAAATACAGTGCTGACGATAATCGCCGTCACGAGTATATCTATCATATGTTATTGTATATGAAAATTATTCCGCCTCCTCCTCCTCCTTGATTTCGTCCAGTTTCGCATCCTTTTCGCGCTTCTTCTGGCATTCCTCAATCTCCTTCGCGACGATGGCATCCGCCTCCTTGACCAGATCTTCCATATTCGCGTCTGGTTTCTCCTTCTTAAGACGCTCGAGGACTTCGGCGGGGTGAGAGATGGGTGCCTCATCGGGTTTGGTGTAAAATTGAGAGTTCTCATCACCAGGAATGGCTCGAACCTTCTCATCCATCATCGCTTGCTTACGCTCATTGAACATACGCGCCGCCTGTGCTTGGTTCTCCTTGTATCCGGTCATGATCTCCTCGAGCTTATCGTTGGTGTAATGCACATCCTCAATCTTGGTAGGATCAGGGGGGATCAGAAGCCACTTGTACAGGTCAACGACGTAAATGTCGAACGTAGGATCCTCTTTCTGTAGACGCTTAGCGTGATTGGCCGCTTCGTCGCGAGTAGCGAACGCGCCTCGAATTTTGATTCCGAACTTATCATTCTTCTGAGGCGCCTCGGGGCCTATGATTGAGAGACACGCAAAAACCTGTCCAGGAACAGTAGTGTAGTCGGTTTCAAGAGACATTGTAATTCTTTTACTTGTTAAAACTTTAAGCCCTAAGTGACTTTAAAGATTTGTGTTGTATAAGAGACATGGAGGAGATTCGCAAAAACCATAATAACGCCAAACGGGTACTCATACAGTCTGTGGCTCGCGAAGGTCAACATATTCTAGATGTTGGTTGTGGGTTTGGTGGAGATCTTCAAAAATGGCACAAATGTGGTGTAAACATAAACATGTGTGACCCGGAACCGGAAGCGCTCATCGAAGCGCGATCGCGAGCGAAGAACATGCATATGCGCGTTAATTTTTATGAAGGAGACATACACGCGTGTCCAAAAAGAAAATTTGATGTCGTCTGTTTCAATTTTTCACTTCATTATATCTTCGCCACAAAAGATCTATTTTTCAAGTCGATTCACGAAATCAAGAAACGCGTCAAAGCGGGTGGACATTTAATAGGTATCATTCCGGATTCAGAAAAAATCATCTTCAAGACGCCGTTACATGACGATATGGGTAATTTTTTCAAACTCAAAGATCATGGAAATGGTGGTTTTGGTGAAAAACTATTCGTCCATCTGGAGGACACTCCATATTATGCAGACGGACCAAAATCTGAACCAGTCGCATTCAAGGACCTTTTAATCACACATTTAGAAGAGTTGGGTTTTAAATTACAACTTTGGGAAGGGCTTCAGGGAAATCCCATCTCAGAGTTGTATAGTAAATTTATCTTTGTATATAATAGATGATACTTATTATTATATTAATCCTTGTGAACCTTTTGATTTTATTTCAAACACGAGAACCAGGTAACTTCACTGAAGTGAAGAGAAAGTATCGTGTTCTCAGAGAACATCTCAAAAAAACGAACAATGGAAAATTTAGTATGTTGGTAGACCCTATACCTTTGACGGCACTTAAAAAGATGTCTGGAACTGTGGGATACAACGTCAATAAGGGAGCGGACATAACTATATGTATAGGTGGCGACGTCAATGAGATTATGCACGTTTTGATACACGAGCTCGCACACAGTACCGTCCCCGAGTGGGATCATTCCACAAACTTTTGGAACAACTATTCGGAACTTCGAGGTATCTGTGAGTCCATCGGCATTTACACGAGATTACCAGACAAGACCAAATTTTGTGGTCAGTACATTCAGGATAAATAATAATATTGGACTACTATAAAATGCAAACGCCTGTCAATGATCTCATCACAGCGATTTTTTCGTGGGTTGTGTTCTATGCCGTGACACAAGTTCCTAAACACTTTGACAACTATTACATGAACCTTGTGTTCCTAACCGTCGTCATTCCCAACGCTGCTCGCGCAATTGTTGGCGAATTCCCTCGTCTCGCAGTCGATCGCTCTTTCTTCGCCATGTCGTCTCTCTTCGCGCTCATCATCGTGTTCGCAGTGAACGAGTGGTGGAAGCGGTCGAAGGATACTGTCAAGAACTTTCATAAGAGTGATCGAAGGAAGCATCTGGAATTGAGTGCTGTACTCATTGGTGCTTTCACAGTTGGTGCTCTGGCTACATATTTTAGTGGTATCGATAACTCGATCTATAACAACATGATGCAGCCGAACGCTTAAACCTTGATGATGTAGGTCTTCGCAACGAAGAAAATGATGGCGGCGATCGCACCGGTCGAAGCCAATCCGATCATACTTCTACCCCCTTGTTCGTTAAGGAACTTGGGGATAGAGGTCGCGAGACGATCCTGTATGGGCTTGCTCACAGCTATACCAGTAGCAACGGCGACGATCAATGAAACAAGTTGGTCGTCAGTAAGGTTGAGAGGATTTTTGCTTTCGGGAACTTCGGCTTTCTTAGGAGTGGGAGAAGGAGCCATTTGAGGTTGCGACATGGGCATCTGAGGAGGCATTCTGGGGTCTTCGGCCATCATCGCGGGTTCCATCATGATATCGTTAATGGGAGTAGAGTCCATCGTGTCTTTATCTGTACTCATATTTTTTTCGGGTTGTTTAAACGCTGTAGAAGGTTTGTTGTTCTCCTGTAGGGGGACCATACCTTCACCATCATCGAAAAGATTCATTGTGGGGACGTCGTTTGATGCCATGATACTACATTAAGTTTATGTTTTCTGATGTAATACGTGACGCAGTTATTTCTTTTTAGTGATGGTCAGTTTTGTTTTTTTCGTCGCCTTTTTAGCATCCTGATCCGCCTGTGTGATATGTTTCGGATTGTACATTTTTTTGTGCATGTTCCATAGTTGTGGACTCCCAACCTTAAAGTTCTTACGTATAGACGCTTTGTACCAAAACACACAATCCTGTATTTTATTGGATTTTACTGTATTATCAAGTACTAAACATTCATAATTTTCTGTGCAGGCATCCATGACTTTACAAAACATATCGAATGAGGGAAAGATACCAAAGAAGGATTTGTAAAGTTTCTCTCTATTTTGAATAATGTTCTCCCTGAGAATAAACACATAATCTACGTTTGCTCGAAGTGCTGGTGGAAGGTCCATTACATACTGCATCGTCAGCATGAAGAAGATTTTCCAGTGACGCCCGTTCATAAAACATTGTCGAATACACGTATCCTTTAGAAACTTTGAGTCGTACATACAATCATCCAATAACATGAAAGCGCCGCAGTTGTTTCGTCTTTCACCGACGAGTTTACGTTGGCGAGACATGACCCGCTCTATGGCATCACGATCATAGTCACCGTAAATGAACAAATCTGGGATAAAATCGGAGTAAAAGTGATTCCCCTCTTCTGTACCAGACAACACGATCCCGGCTGGAAGGTGTCTTTTGTGGAACATGATATCTTTCACGAGGGTCGATTTACCCGTATTTCGCTTCCCAATAAACACACAAACCCGATCGTCACTAATCGTTTCAGGTTTGAATTTCCTCAACTGAAGGTTCATTCTACTGTAGTGTTTCGTTTTATTTAACAAAATTTTACTCATATACCTAAGTTATCGTGTGATTGAGGAAATTATCAATACTCTTTTTACCATCAGATAGTAAAGATGAACATGCAGTCTGGATTCGGTGACGGTGGTTCTATGATGGCAGAGCAATACATAAAAACTATGACGGATCTTCTTCTCCCTGTACTCGAGAGAGGTACACTACTCGCGGCTGAATATTCGAAGGGCTGTGGGAGGGATACACTTCTTTCAGAGGATATGGAATATGCGATGAAGTATTGTGTCATGCATACTGTTGGTAACACAGTGGGGCCATCATTTCCTGAGATATACGAAGATACAGATGACTCAGATGATGAAGAAATGGAGGTGGCGACGATTGACGAGTGTCCTCCCTTTGTACGATATTCAGGAACAGACCCACTTCTTCTCCAGGTGAATGAAGCGTATGACCAATGGGATGCATGGAATCCCCAAAATCCGACAGAACAGATGTTAAAAAATGCTATTAATAGTAATGAGCACATGGGAGCCTGATGGTTGGAACTTTTCAGATTCTGGGGTAAAGTTACATGTGTATGGTACAGATGATGACTCAGATAGTAGCTCCAGTGGAGATGTTTCAGGCGATGATCAACTCTTCACAACTAAAAAAACTATGTACAAAAAAATATCAAAAGAAGAGTTGTTACCCGAATAAATAATTTTCCTATCCTATAGTATATTACTCACAATGAAGGCGGCTATGCAAACTGTCACCCTTGTTACTCAGGAGCTCGAGACTCAGTCTCTCAACGCGATCGTCGCTGGTTTTTCTTTCGCTGCTGCGATGTCCTGGATGGATGTCGTTCGTTTCGTCATTAACCAGGTGATCAAGGTGCCTAAGAATGGTGGTGCCCAGTACGCGCTTACCGCTGTACTCACCACTCTCCTGTCCATCGCGGTCTACATGATGATCTCTACTGTGTCTACACGCGTATCCAAGCCTGCTCAACCCGTCTACGCGATTACCCGCTAAGATGGTGGTGGACTTCTTTTCATAAGAATGATCAGAACAATGCCAATAAAAGCGATTATACCTATATAAATATACACTTCTTGATTGTAAAGAATCTCATCTCCAAGTCTCTTTACTTTCTCTTCCTTCGTCTTTTCTTTATTCTTCGTGAATTTATCCAATGGAACTTTTGTTAAACCTTCAAGTTTATCTGTAGAACACCGGATTTCAAATTTTAATACATGTTCTGTATTACCCACCTCATATGTCGTAAGGACACCATTATTCATGTATAAAAACTCAATTCCGAGATCTTTTATAACCTTTTGTGGCCCCGAATGAAATCTGTGAATCAATGGATCATCAGAACCGTTATAAAATAGGGTGGTTCCTCCATTTAGAAGAATGTGTCCAGTAAAATGCGGGGTTCCGGAGTATACAGTTTGGTTGAATTCATCGGAACCCGACGAAAGTCTCAAAATAAGAGAATTGGGAGAAGGTGTTTGTGGAGTTGGGATAAAACCAGACACAAGACGAATTTCTTCAACGTCGTAAATGGGGTTTTCTAAACTAATAACATAGTTGTTCGAGTGTGGATAAATAACCGAATCACGTTGACTACTATCTATAGAGAGGTTGTGAACCTTCATTAAAATATAGGGACAATATTTTAATGATTGTTATCATTCATATATGAATATACTTACTGGTACAGGGATTGAGCGAGGGGGTTATTCTTGAGCTGATTCGCAGCGATGTCGAGACGCTTGGTGTTCGGGTTTTCATTACCCTTGTATGGATTGAACTGGTGAAACGACTTGTTCTGGTAATGTTGCATCCACGCACCGTTAGCAGCACTGGTACGACCATCAATACGTGTAGTATCTGAGCGAACCGATGTGAGGGCTCCACCTTGCTTGAGTGCACTCTCCCGAACATTCATGCGACCCGCATTACCCATGCGGTTAGGCTTACCACGACGATCATCGGGGCGGAAACCGTATTTCATAAGCTCTTCATTCGTCTTAGCAGTGACGCGACTCGCAGCACCAGTCGCGTACGCACCATGGAAACTGTGAATACCGGGTGCGGGCTGATTGTTGTACCTGTACTGTTCATCGTTACGATCCGCCTTGAAACGCGTCGGGTCCTGAGCAAGTGTCTGTGCCGACACGAGACGTTTGCCACCGTTATATCCCAAACCATCATTTCTCAGGCCAGTTTCGGAACGGTTCGTGGTTCGCTTGGTTCGTTCATGTTCGTTGCGGGGAGCGACGCCAGTCATTCCCTGAGCGCGACCAGCCATGGTAGGTAAGCGAGAAGGGAGGTAGGCGGTCGTTTCGGGTTTATTGTGTGTAAGTTGTCCAACCTTCGCGGATCGACCACCGGTGATATCCCCAGCGGGACCCGAACGGCCTGGTAAAGTAGTGAGCCTGTATTCACCCACGTTAATAGGATTGACACGAAACATCTGCTGATACCCACCAGCAGCGGGAACACTTGGATCGACACCAAGACCTGGACCAACGACTTGCTTCTCTACTGGAGAGAGATTGTTCATGCGCCCATGATCAAACATCCTGTTGCGCATGTCGAGAATTTCCTGACCGCTACTCCGCTCTTGACGACCAATCTCCGCAAAACTCTCCATCTCAACCTTCTTAGGTACATCAACACGTGAGACAAACTCACTTTCTTTGAAACTAGGTGCAGCTGCACCCATGCCGTCATTTGTCATGACAACTTTCGCTTCTGGGCTGTATTTTTCAGGTTTATTGGACAGAGTCCGTCCAGCATATACGAGACCGGCCATAGCTAACAGTGAAATAGGATCAGCCATTCTTATTTCTTACTGACATTTTTATTAACGTACCTTTTCTGAAAGAGACCATTTTGTACATCGGCACGGGTACTAGCGGGTTCATATTTCATGGTACGAAGAGGAACTTTACACTCCATATTATTGAGGGGAAACAGGTTACGCTCATATGTTTGAACAAGGTTCTTGTTGAAACGGGATGTGGATTGGGGGCGAAGTTGATCGCTGGTATCGATGAACTGGGCGGGTGCACCTTTCCCAGCCATATACGGAGCCGTACCATACAACATAGTGTTGGGACGAGAACCATAATTCAAGTGGCTGGGCTGAGGGTACACAAATACTTCATCGGTAGCCCGGGTAGAGGGGAGAGCACCTTTGTTGTCGACAATGGATAAACCAGGTTGAAGCTGATACGCCATTTATTATTACATGAGAATATATTCTAACTATACGTTCCTCCGCCCCCTCTCACACGACCTCCACCCCTGGGACCTCGAATATCCCCGTCACCCCCTAATCCAGCGAAAGCTTCGAGCTGAACACCTCGTGCATCTGGATTGCAAAACGCGGCATTACTCTTACACATTGGACCATTCTTTGGTCCATACAACCATTCCGCAAACTTCGTTTGATCGCCTGGTATTTTCGTAACCGAAGTACTGACGAATTGCCGCTCAAACGCATTCCGTTTGTGTATGGGAAGAGTCGACCTCGAGCGACCCATGTCGTACGCAACCTGATCACCACTAAACTTCTTGATAAGGGGTTGCGCTGTCGCATAGTAACACGCTTCTAGGCGGTTAGGTGCATCCGTGTAGTCCGTCATGAGAACATTCCCAAGTGGATTCTCTTTCGTGGGTTTCTGACATACGTTCATCTTGTCCGTCACCCCATATGGCTCCTTAATCATCTTCGCCTTGTACATGACATAGATGACCGACAGCATCGTCGCACCGAGAACGAACATACGAGGATCGCGACGAATCACAAATAGAATGCATGTAGCATAGATTATGAATCGAGACGCCGCGTTTACTCGCTCCGCTGATGTCTGCTTACTGTTTGGCCAGAAGTCTAAAATTCGTTTATTTTTGACAAGTTGCTTAGGGTCTTCGAACCAAACTTTCATTTAATATAGATGAGGTTTATTTTTTCGAGAGGTTGCCTAGCATCCCGGTCATGCTACCCATCATCTTCATGAGAGCATCCTGGTTAATTTCACCTTCACCACCAGACTGGATCTTGTCCGCGCACTCCTTCGCCATCGCCTCAATCGAGGCGAGTGTATCTTCAGGAACAGACTGGATGGTCGTACCAAGTATATACAGGGTCTGGAGATACTGCCACACGGCATCCTTCGTTGCATTACTCATGCGCTTCCAAAGCTTAATGATGTCAAGCTCCGAAAGAAACTCGATATCATTGGAATGCACGAGAATAAACAATTCATCCTTAGCAGAAATGCTCTCGGCATGAGGAGAAACACTCTTCATGAAGCCATCGACGAGAAGTCTAGGGCTGGTACTCTTAAGAAGGTCGAACGATGTCAGCATCTTCTTGATACTCTTTTCATCTGGAAAGGTCTTGTGCAATTCCACAAGAAATTGACCCATCATGTCATTAAACGCAGTCACGGACGCCATTTTCTTAATAGTACAGTGTAATCTTTAAGTCAGAAAGGTTCATTAGAGATAACCTCTCTCTGACCAATACCATTCAATACGATCGCGTATACAAGAATCGCGACGAGTACAGAAGGCTTGGTATATTGGTTCAATTCTAATTTTCCTTCATTATTCAGGTACGCTTTAAAATGAATGTACCCTGCAGTAGTCGCACCGGCGATGAGTGCCGCATACACTGGGTCGCGTAAATACTCGGAGAGTTCCATTTAATTATAACGGGGATTTTTTGTGGGATATTCAGGTGCATCTCCGAAGAGTACATCGTCTTCCTGCTGAGGTTCCTGTTCTGGTTCTGGTTCTGGTTCAGGGTCAGGTACACCTGGCACGGACTTGAATTCCTGATCCCCCATGTGTTCCGCCGTAGGCTCAGCCATAGGCTCAGCCATAGGCTCAGCCATAGGCTCAGGCTCGGTCATAGGATCGGGCTCCGGCTCCCCCTCGAAAATATCGGGATCCGCTGTATCCTCGACGTCACCATCAAGATCAATATCCCTCGAATCTTGAGACATGTATGTCTGAAGAATCTGTTGCACAGGAATGAGCTCCTTGATCGAGTTCTCAATGCACGCACAGAAACGAGATGTGAGCTTCTCGTCGCGGTGATAAATACTTTGATCTTCATGGAACACGTAGGGGTCGCGATACAAGTCCTTCGCAATGTTGTTGTAACAGGTCTGGATGAAGACTTCATTCGTGGGAAGTTTCAAGGAAATCTTCTTGTTATCCGCCTTGAGACGAACAGCCGAGAGAATCTTGGTGCACGCGACGAAAACGGCAGCAAGGAGATCACTGAACCACGCACAACGATTGGCGATGTTATCGGCGTGTTGTTTGGACATGGCATTCGACCAATTAGGAACTTCCTGGAGAAGTTTTTGGAACATGATGAGCACCTTCCGTCCATTTGAAATCTTATTCGCTTCGTCGTAAATGTCGTTGAAAACGTCAATCATAGGTGGACACATGATGAGACAGAGTTGCCCCATGTACTCACGTTTCGCTTCGGTCAAAATGCTGAGATTATCCATTTATGATTAAGTGGGTTTTATTTTTAATACTTACTACGCACTACCTTCCCCTGTACTTATTCGCCATCTTTTTAAGATTCATGAGATTGGGAAATTCGACATCTTCTTCATCGTCATGATTCTGTTCTTTTTTCTTTCTCTGAACATTCCATGAGACGTACAGTTCGTGGTCACCCACGATTTGTGTTATGAACCCACCAAGTTCAAACTGTCTAGCAATGTATCGCGCGGCTGCATTTCTATCGAAAACCGGATACCCTATTAGAATTACGGGTACAGTCAGAAACACTTGTTTATGTCCAAGTTCTACACACTGTTTAATTTTCGATGAAAACTGATCGTAAATCTTTTTGTAAATTTCCTTTTTGATCCTTTTCTTCTTATCATCAATTTCTATGATATCATTGATGTTGATCATTACATTTAGCTCAACTTATTTTTTATCAAATCTAACTCACTGACGTTAGGTACAGCACTTTCCTTGACGAGTTTGTAATCAACAAACTCCTTACCCCTGGACCCCTTCGTGTATACCTTTACGTTATCGGGTGCCTGATCACTTAGTGGCTGTGATCTGAGTGAAGATATCCGGGTCTTATTACCGCTGACCTCAAACGTAGATACGACGGTAAAACCAAAAGCGAACCCATTATTACGAACGACAGTGAATATACATTCATATAACGTGGACTGTTCACTTTCATATTTATTAATAGCTTGAGTCTCTATGATGTAAGTCGAAAACTTGAGACGTTTATAGAGCTCCTTGTTTGTCATGAGAACAAACTTTTCCACCATGTCGTGGCTAGCGTCTGATTCTACCTGAGAGTATCCAGACATGTCAGGTCTGGGATCATTGAGCTTCACGTAATTAACCGGTTTCTTGTAGCCTGAAAAACCGAAAGACTCTGTGAAATTTTCACGATTGAATATAGCCAGGAAAATAGCGAGAGCGACCCAGCTGATGACTAAATATTGGACAACTGTACGTGCATCCATCTTTACTATAATGCGTTAATTTTTTTTTACAAAATACCCCATACATAGTAGATGTCGCTACTGATCTATAGCCCGAGGTGTAAACACTCTATGGATATCATTCAGTACATTGATAGTCAGGCACAACTTAAACAGATCGTGCATTACCATAACGTAAATACACGAGGTATACCACAACAGTACAAGTCTAAAATCACCCGAGTACCAACGATGCTCACAAAGAATGGTAAGATCCTCGTTGGGAACGAAATCAAGAATTGGCTTGACTCACTTCTTCCTAAGAAAGATATTGAACACGCTGGATTCGGGGGATCAGGGTGCTCCATGACCACTCTCGACGGAAACGGTCGGGACCCAAACCTATTCTACTTGGATAATTACGGACAGTCTCTTCAACCAGCGATGACGAAAGAACTGGAAGAAAAGATAAATCGCGATGTATCTAAGGGTGAAGTGTATACAGATTTAAAGATGTAACCCGATATTTGAATAGTCATGAAATTAGTTTCTATACAGGCTTCGGCCTTTAAGTCTATGTTTGAGGTTCTCAAAGACATCCTCAATGACGTGAACATCTACTTTCGACCACAAGGCATGTACATCGTGACACTCGATACAGCCCGCACATCCCTTATTGACATGTTTCTGGCTGCAGATAATTTCGAAGAGTATCACTGTGATCAAGAAGAGATTATCGCGGGTATCAACATTTCAAACACGTTCAAACTCATGAAGACGATCACAAATAACGATGTCATCAAACTTGAGATTAATTCAAAGGAATATATGGATATAGAAATTACGAGTGAATCCAAAAAGACGAGTACGAAGTTTCAACTCAAACTCTTGGACATTAACGAAAATCGTATCGAAGTACCTGATGTCATGATGTCTACGATCACGACACTTCCTTCGTCTGACTTTCAGAGACTCTGTCGCGATATGTCTAATCTGGGTTCAGAAATTGAAATTAAACGTATTGGTAAAATGCTTCACCTTAGATGTACTGGCGATTTCGCAAACCAAGAGACGTCAATTGAATGTCACGAGGATAGTCAAGAAATTACTGGTTTATACAGTCTAAAGTATTTGAATATCTTTACAAAGGCGACGAGTATGTGTGCGTCTGTGCAAATTATACAGGAAACTGGAAATAGATTCTTAATTCTCAAATATAATGTCGCCAATCTGGGCGAGCTTAAATTTTACTTGGCGACTAAGGTATCCGAAGATCTGTAGTAAAACCGGTGGTTGTTGAAACACATTTCTTCATACCAAGTCCGTTGACCAACATGATCTTAGGAAAACGTTCTTTTAAATATTTGGGTTCGTAATACAGGAAGTCTTCGAGAGAGACCTTTTCCCCGTGAAAGTCACTCAGAGGACCCGAGTAACGCCTCACCCTTTCAGTAATGTTCTGAAGTGGTTTATCATCATGATCCACAATCCAAACACTACTCAACGGGATATGGAACCCCATCGTCTTTTCCTCATCTTTGATGAGTCTGTAGTTCAAGTCATTCGTTATCACCGTGTAGACACGGTTATTGAAAAAATACTTGATTCGTAAAATGATGTGTTCAACATTTTGGGGGATACTCGTGTTTCTAAAGTTTTCACCCGTCACATCGACGTAATAGTGATCTAAAATACCATCCCAATCTTTACTCTCCCGTTTCCAAAATGGGTCCTCGACAAGAAATTTCATATCATGATTAATCTTATACTCGAGTTCTTCTGAGATGATTTGATAGTCTGCAGGTGTCGTAAATTTCTTATAATAGAAGTAAAGGGTACTTAAAAGTTTAACGAGCATCTTTATATAAGAATGGAAGGTAATTTTTTAAGTAGGTACAATAATAAAATAGAAGAATGGACGAAACTAATCGAGAACGAGCCCGAAAAAAGGAAGATACATGAGAGAGAAATGTCCGATTACATGATCAAATGTATGCCATTCATCGAACGACACATGTCAGAATCGGCTGAGACGACACATACGGATAATGTATTTAACGTAATCGAAACAGTTGGTCTTGCACGAAAAGATATCTTCACTGATTATCTCGTCGAGGTGGAAAAACAGAACATCAATCGACCGGTTGAGCGAACGATAGAAACATGCAAGGTATGCGCATACAGTAATATCATACACGTACAAGATACGAGTGATTTGATATGTGATGGATGCGGAATGGTCGTGGCGGCCCATATAAATGAAGAACTTACATACAGAGAAGAACAAGAAACGTCCGAAAAGATTGTTAATTATTCATACAAACGTGAGAATCACTTCAATGAATGGCTCTCACAATTTCAGGCACAAGAGACAACTAATATACCAGATGAAGTCATGGAACAACTCCGTTCAGAACTCAAGAAACTAAAAATTAAGAAACTAGAAGATATTACACATACCAAAATACGAGGTCTTCTCAAGAAGCTCCGTCTCAACAAATATTACGAACACGTACCTTACATCACGAATATTCTCAACGGTATCCGACCTCCGAATATGCCGACTGAACTCGAAGAATATTTACGCATCATGTTCAAAGATATACAAAAACCGTTTGATGATAACTGCCCGTCAGAGAGGAAAAATTTCTTGAGTTACTCATACGTACTTTATAAATTTTGCGAACTTTTGGGTGAAGACGAATACCTCCAATACTTTCCATTGCTCAAGTCGAAAGAAAAACTGTATCAACAAGATGTAATTTGGAAGAGAATATGTCGCGACTTGAAATGGGAATTTATTCCTACTGTGTAAGTAATGAACTGCCCAAACTATTCCGTATGCGGTAAATCCTATAATTCTGACCTGAAAGTGTGTACATCCTGCTTTTGGCGATTTAAAAATGAAGTACTCGATTTTTTTGATGACGCGTGTCAAATATGTTCATTAAAAGGTGAATGTGTAAGGTATCGAAAATGTGAACATTTTGTATGTATAAAATGTTATAAACTACACACTAAATGCCCCATATGCAAAATAAAATTGTGTTAATAGTATAGATGGCAGTCGTGTTTATGATCAGCTCGAATGGGTACTTGAGTCGTCACGGATATGTTGACGTAAAAAAGAAGACGAAGCTCGCGCGTCACAGGGCACTCATGCGAGTCATCCGGTCGGGTGAACCTCCTCTCGGTCTTTTTAGAAGACTAAATGCCCTCATGGTACTTTTCAAAAATAAGGATAAGAAACTTTCCCGAATCTTTCGGGAAGATCGAGATTGGTTAAAATCGAAGTTGATGTAGAGACCAAAAGTTTGAGTTTATAAAAAAATGATGATCTTTTGAAAAAGATTTTTCAAAAAAAATATCAATATATATAAATGTGGATTCTTCTTGGAATTGCACTTTTACTCAACACCCTCGTCGGTCGGTTTATATCTAAGCCACGTGGTGAAGGGTTTGGAGGCAATATACGAGACGTGGGGTTCGAGGTCTTACCAGACCTGACCAAGTATGAGTTCCTTCATGATGTCACGCTCATCGTACCGTTCGTGCTACTCGCGCTAAACTGGAAAACCATCAATCAACAATCCTACATATCCTTTCTCACCATGATGTATTTCATGCGCGCTATATCAAACATGGTGACCCAATTTCCCCGCGCGAAACCGACACCATGTAAAGAAGGTAACCCACTATCCAATTGTAACGATTACATGTTTTCCGGACACACAACATTCAACATCGTCACATCCTATTTCCTCAAGAATGGTATGTTCCCCGTGTATCCCATCCTTTCGTCTCTCGTGACCGTGTCCACGAGGGCGCACTACAGTGTCGATGTTCTCATGGCATGGATCATCTTTTTCGCACTTAAATGTAACATTCGTATGTAAAGAAATGGATCTCGCACTGTATGAACTCGAGAATGCGTACCCACGCATTCTGTCACACCTTGAGACCAATCATGACGACCCCGCGACACGACATTGTGTAGAACAGGCTAAACACCATCTACAGTCGGCTCGCGAACTCCTGACAGGAGCTGTGATAGATCCGCAGACACATTACGATGATGCTCGTACATTTTATCGAATGTTGTGGAAAGTTCTTCCTTTGATGGTGCTAATGCAATCTTTCGAACCTCTACCTGACGTCCCGGTTGAGGAGGAAAATTCACAAGATACGCAGTCTTCAGACCTGTCAGATCAAGATACCTATGCGCCTGCAACTCCGACCCGTCCGTCAGAGTTTTGATCGTTTTGAATTCGAGGACAATCTCATCGTTGACGATGATATCCGCACGCAATTG